CTATTTCGCTTTTTTTATTTCGTAAATATTCGAGATGATACTATCTACATGTCTAGACTCTTGTTGTTCCATCTCGTCAATTACGTGACTATACGTCTGTAAAGTAGTTGTAATTGAATTATGACCTAAGCGCTTCGAAAGATATTTAATGTTGATATTCTTAAATAACAATAAAGAAGCATGCGTGTGCCTTAAAGCGTGACTTGTGACAGCTGGGGAAATGCCGCTTTTTTCGCAGAATTTTTTTAAGGTTTTGTTAACAGCATTGTTACTAACTACTTGAAAGGAGTCCAAGGAACAAAAAACAAGATTATTTTTATTTCGCAAGTGTTTTTTTAATTCAGATTTAGTTTGTGCTAATTTTATTCCTCTAAGTATTCCCATCGTTTTTTCATCAATTGTAATAGACCGTTTGCTAGAAAAAGTTTTTGTGTCACTAAATGAATTAGTATATTTGTAATCCCATGTTTTATTTATAACTACGCTGTTCCTTTCAAAGTCTACGCAATCCCAAGTTAATCCTAAAGCTTCGGAAAATCTGCAACCTGTGGCTATTTGAAAGAAAATAATATTTCTTGAAGTATATTCTGTTTTGTATCCCGTCATTAAATTTTTAGTCAGGATAATTAATTGTTTTTCTGTTAAAAATTTTTCGCTTTCTTTTTGAGTCGGCGCTTTTCCCATCGCACGAACGCGATATGTAGGGTCCTTATATATGATTCCTTCTTGCACAGCATCTTTTATACAAGCGCGCATATACGTGTGCTTCTTTTTAACTGTTGCGGTAGCTCTGTTTTCACCATATTCATTTAACACTTGTTGATATTTTTTTCTTGTTATGTTCCTCAACTTCATACCCTCAAAATTATTCTTAACGAATGTTAAAGTGCTGTTTATATCTACGTCATTCTCAAGACTCAACTTTCCTTTTTTGTAAACAGTAAACCATTCCTCGAAATAGTCAGCAAATAACGCATCGCCTTCCTCTAAATGAAACCCTTTGCTTAGTTTGTTCTTTATTTCACTCTCGGCTAGTTGTGCTTCTTTTTTAGTTCTATATTTTTTATCGCTATTTAAACGACTATATTCCCCGGTTTCTTTTTTGTAACTAATACGGTACGACCAGTAGTTTTCGCGCTTATAAACAGCCATAAAATCGCCTGCTTTCGATTGTTATTTAGGATAAATCATTACACTTGTTATAGTCGTGTCCATGTAGTCTAAATTAGAAACGTTGTAGATGATATTATTCACATTTTTTTTAGCGTCTTTTCCTTCGTCTATTGCATCCTTCACAAAATCAATAGTGTCAGTTCCTTCGATTGCTCTGTTCAATATAACATTTACCGCGGCTACAGATAATATAAAGTCCTGATAATCATTAAAACAAGAAATCGAGGAATTGGATTCGCTTTCGGAATAAGAGAGACGAATACTCATTATATTTTCGTTATCTAAAGATACTGAAAATCCATTGCTTAAGTTTTCTATAGAATCAATAGCGGGTATTTTTGTATGCAATTCTGAATATCGGCCGCTTAATTCATTGAATTGGTTTTCGAAATCAAAGTATTTTATCAACTTCTTTTTTTTAGGAACATTCACATTCGTTGTTTTCTTTTCTCCGTCAACCTCCGATGTTACTTGATAAGTTGCATCCGACACTAAGCGAGGTATAACTAAAACAAAATTGCCATCAGTGTTGATAACTTCGCTTTTCTTCCCAGCATTATCGACCATTGTTACATTTGCGTTCGAATCAGTTTTCCCGTTGATATTAATCACATATTCTTCTTTTTGCTTTTCTTCGATTGAAAGTTCAGGCCCTCCACATCCAGAAAGAAAAACGCATAAAGCAAATACACAAATTAGTAATATTTTTTTCATCTAATAACCATCCTTTCATTTAAAGAACGTTTGTTCTGTTTTTAGGTAAAAATAAAAATTATCCATACTGTTTTAGAGCAGAGCTTTGTAACAAATAATTTCGTATAGATAACATGCGATTATTTATAATACCCCCTGTAGTTGTAGGGAATAGTTCGAGCAAATCTTGCTCAATACAATCAGAAGTGAAATCTATATAATTTAACATATGAAAGGGAATTGATATATACATTAAATTGCGATTAGCGCTTTTTTCCTGTTGCTCAACAGTTTTAGCATCCATCATTTGCTGATTTCCGCAGTGCGCAATAACATGTACTAACTCGTGATGAATTTTTTCGATTGATTGCTCTCTTGATAGTTGTCGCGCTAAAACAATGCCTCCGTAGTCGGCGAGGGACATTGAGAAGTCTCCTTTTACTATAAATAAGTTCAGCTTAATCAACATGCTTTCTATTTCTAAGTCGCTAGGCGTCAAAATGTTTTTTGTTATTAAATAATCTGACAAATATTTTTCTGCCGCGCTAGGCTGATAAACATCTAAAATATTCAATTACCCATCCCCTTATAATTCTTTTTCAATCGCTTCAAGCTCTTGTCTTTGTTTTTTTATGAGGGCGATGTATTTATTCACTTTGCTTAAGTCATCTTCTGTCAACCCTTGCAAGTCATCAAAAGCTAGATTTTGAGGGATAGTTTCCTCCCGTCCAAGCAAAAAGTCTGTAGATACGTTAAATATATCTGCAATGCGCTTTAATGTATCAGTGTCTGGAAATTGGTTTCCGCTTTCATACTTCGAGATAGATACCTTGCTTATATTTAATCTAGCCCCTAGCTCCGCTTGAGTCATGCCTTTGTTCGTTCTCAATGTTTTTAGAATTTTCCCAAACAAGATTATCACTCCTTCATGCTTCAATAATAAGTTAACGGGTGGTTAATTTCAAGGGGTTTAAATAAAGTTAACTAAAAAGGATGTTTTGTCTTGACAGTTAACTATTAGTTATCTATAATAAGGGTAACCATTAGTTAACATAAGGCGGTGATATCATGCTAACAAAATTAAAAGATTTGCGAATTGAAAGCAATTTAACTTATGGGGAAGTTGCTGAGAAGGTAGGCATATCAAAAGAATACTACTGGATGATAGAGAACGGAGAACGGGATGGGTATTCTTATAATACCGCCAAAAAAATAGCGTCTGTTTTTGACAAAAAACCAGATGAAATTTTTTTGCACAAAAGATAACTAAAAAGAAACTTTTAAAGCGTTCGCTTAGCAATGAATAAGTCGACTTAATGGATTTTTCTGTTATAAACGGATTGGAAAGGAGTGCGGAAAATGGCTTTACAAGAGTTAAGTGTAACGATACCGATTCCGGAATCGCATGTAATTATTACCAAAACAGAATATGAAGAATTGCTTAAGCAAGAAGTCACGGGAAAATATTGGGATTTTAAAACTCTTGAAAATAGGGTGCAAAGAAAAAGAGATTGGATAGAAGAAAAGATACTTTACAAACCTAGTTTTCGAAAAATTTTAGATGTTAACGAGAACCCGAACGGATTCGTAAAATATCCATCGACTGATGGCCGGAAATGGTCTTTTCTTGCTAGTAAAATGAACAATTTCTTAGAAGAAAATTTTCCGGAAATTATGAGGGGGTGAACAAGTTGTTTTTTGAAATAATATTGATTACTTTTGCTTTGATTTCCGCAGTGGCTACTTATGTAGGCGCACAAAAAAATAGCCCTACGCAAGAACGTAGGACGCAAAAAAATAGACTCGCACATGAATGCAAGTCCGAAAATTACTAATAATATATACATTAATATTATAGTGTTTTTCTTCTCAAAAATCAACTTAGGAGGATTATTTTGATGGAAATAAATCTAAATGAAATTGTTAATGAATCAATGAAAGAAATTGGTGAAAGCGGTTTTGTCCGCGATACGGTAAAAAACGCAATTGAAGAAACGCTAAAAAGTACGCTAAATTCAACTCTCGGAAGATGGTCCAAATTTGGTAAATCACTAGAAAGCGAAATCGAAGAAAAAATAAAAGTAGACTTATCAAAAATGAATTTAAGTGAATATAACCAATTAGTAACTAATGTGGTTGCTAGTACTTTACAAGGAGAAATAGCCGGCAGTTCTTTAAAGTTGGTAAAAGACAATTTAGAAGCTCTTTTCGGCTCTAACGACGCAACTGTTACTCTCACTGAATTGGTTAAAAAAATGGTGGAAACAGACGTCGATTTTGACGATGAAGAATATCACGAAATATCTTTTTACTTTAAAGGAGATGAAAACGAAGAGAATGGATTTATAAATATCTCTATGGACCCAGAAGCGGATAAGACATCATATGGGTGCAAATATAAAATCGGGATGTTCCGAAATGAAATTTTTTCACTGGAAATTGAAGGGGTAGACGCGCGCAAAATTATGTCCCTAAATAATGTTTACGGATTCTCTAAAGAATTATTTTGCCTGTATGCAAAAAGAGCGAAAATTATTATTGATGATTCTAATATCGACACAGAAGTTCTAAATCCGGATTGCGAAGAATGGTGATAAATGTAGTTAACATGTGCGGAAAAATTGACTCGCGCGGCAACGCGAGTCAAAGAGTGTTATATACAAATTATAAAGATGATTTAAGTGTACAGAACTCTTTGGCATATTGCAATAAAATAATAACGCAAATAGGAGGGTTTGTTTACTGTGACTAAATTTAGAAATAGTAACTTATTAATAAATGACTATCCGCTTCAAGTGTTGCCGTCTCTAGCGAAAGAGATAGGGTTAAACGAAGCGATAGTTTTGCAACAAATCCATTACTGGCTGAATAAAAAGCAGAATTTGCGCGATGGTAGGTACTGGACGTATAGAAGCATTCAAAAATGGCAGGAAGAAAATTTTTCTTTTTGGAGCATGAATACAGTAAAGCGGACATTTACGTCGCTGAGAGAAAAAAAACTATTAGTAACAGGGAATTATAACCTAAAGAAATTTGATAAAACAGTCTGGTATTCCATTGATTACGAACGGTTAGAAGCAATGAGCCAACGAGTAGCCCAAAATGAGCCAACGAGTAGCCCAAAACGAGTCGATGGATTGGCCCAAAATGAGCCAGACAATACCTTAGACTTAAAAGAGAATACTACAGAAAATAAAAAGAACTCTGTCGAGAAGCTCGACGACACATCTATTTTTAAAGATGTAATTAATTTTTTAAACGAAAACGCAGAAACAAATTACCGAGCGACAACAGCTAGTACAAAGATGTTGATAAAAGCGCGAGTGAACGAAGGGTTTGAGTTAAAAGATTTTAAAAAAGTTATTATCGCAAAATGCCGTGATTGGAAAAACGACAGTTCTATGTGCCAGTATTTACGTCCGGCAACTCTGTTCGGAAACAAATTCGAAAGCTATCTCAATCAAAAAGTTCAGAATGACAAAAAAAAGAAACCATGGGAAAAAGATGTAAAAAAAGAAATATTGCCAGAATGGTTCGATGAACGTCCAAGGACAGAAGTCGAAAAAGCGAAATTAACAAACGAAAAGAATGACTTCACAGCAGAAGAAAAACTAAAAAAAGCCAAAGCAGAATATGAAAAAATACGAAAAGAGGAAGGTTGGTAAAATGGACGAGCTGGACATGGAAAAAGCAAGAAAAATGAACACGCTGGAGATACGGGCATGGCAACGTGAAATTATCGGTAAAATAGAAAGTGATTTCGACGAGTTGAGCATCTCGGAGCGCAAAGACTTGCAAAGCGATTTGAGGTATCTAGAAGGGATAAGAGACGCTAGAAAAGGCATCTCGGCACTTTCTAATTTGCAAATGCTAACTGTTGACGAGTACAAAGAAATGTCAAAATCTAATTCAGACAAAGATATCTCAAGCGAGTTAGGCGTTAGTCGCTCAACTTTTGCGGATTGGAAGAGAAAAAAAGGTTTGATACCGTGGAACAAAAACATGACAAAGGCGGAAAAAATATGACAAAAATAATTGAACGGTTAAAAAACACTATCGAAAAAATGGAATACGCATCGGAAAACAACAGACTTATGCTGCCGGACAAAGTGGACATCAAGATGCTGTGCTTTATTCTTGCAGAATTGGAGTCGAAGAACACAAAAATAAGTAAACTTGAAAAAATAGCAGGGATTACTGAATCGGAAGCGGACCTAGTTCAAATTCCGAACAAAAACACAGACCTCGTTTATTGCAACGCTAAAGCTTTCGGTTTTGATGCTGGTAGTCAATACGAAGTTGTAAAGATAAACAAAAAACAAGGCAATTTTACGCTGGTTGATAACAACGGAAACAAAGAAACATTTAGCTTAATCGCAATAATCAATGAGAGTTTTTCCGTTTCTAAGAAAACGAAATAAGGAGGAAGTCTTTATGCGAGCGAAAGACAAAAAGTTGTTAAATTTATTGGCTGAAAGAAGCACAAACATACAATACCAAATCGCTTCACTGGCACACACTAAAAAATGTTCACTAGAAGAAGCGTTGACGATGACGGATGCGGAAGTTGAATCTTTATTTGTCGAAATGAGGATGGAACTAGATAGCTGATTACAAGAAGGACAATAAATGGAAACGGAGTGGCGGAAAATGAAAGAAAAAGCTAGAAAATTAGATATTTCGGAAGAAGCGGAAAGTTTTATCGACCTGTATGCAAAACGCTGTGCGGATTTTGACGGAATGGAAAACGCTTCGGCGACGGACGAGGAATTTTTGAAATGGCATAGGGGGCTAAGTTGATGTCTATAAAAGTATATGAAAAAGATAAAATATTTCAAAGAGCAACTGTTGCAGGCTGGCGACCGATGCAAGGCACTCAAATAAATATACAAGGCATAGACTTTGCGTTCTGTCCCAATAAAAAAAATAAAGATGTTACTATTGATGTTTTTGAGATTGAAAGCGGCACGTTGATGGTAAGCGTCGCAATAGATATTTTTGCATTATTTGGTTCAAGTACAAGAGATAAAGCAATCGAATTATACAAAAAAGAAATTGCGACGGCCGTCGTGTCAAAAATAAATAAATTCGGGATTAAAAAAGTGAAATCAGAAATCGAAAGAATGGAAAAACAAATGACAAGCATTTTCGGTGAGAGACCGGAAATTGTCGATTTGGAGGAGGAAAACAATTGAAATTTAACAAAGGCGATAAAGTTCAATTCATTAGAGAAGGTTCACTGATAGATGGGGTTGTTAAAGAATTTAAAGACTGTAGTCCAGATATGTGGTACCTAATTGACGACAAGTGTAAGGACAGTTGGATTTTTGAAGGACATTTGATTTTGCTAACACCATTACCAATTATTCCGCAATTTGTAGCTGATGCAATCGACACCTTCCAAGATGAGGGAGACAGTCTCGCTGTAGCAATTGATTACGAGGTATATACCGAGGCGTTGATTAAGGAACTTTCACTAGACATAAAAATGCGTGGGTGGCTGTGGGAAACATCTAATCAAGAACTATTCGCCCGTGCGTGGCTCGATGACTACGAGGTAGAGCAAGAACCTCTTTATTATGTGAGGTTTATTCCGGGTAATAGTGCAAGCTATTTAAATTTAAGACGGGTAGATAAGAGGTTAATTTTAAATACCTGTGGACAAGATGATATTTACAAGACAAAACTCACTGAGAAAGAAATTAAAAATATGGACACACGATATTGGGCTTTCGCTGTGCCTGTGGAAGAAGTGGAGAAAGAATGACAATTAAAGAGCATTTACGAGAAATGATTAATGCTATTGAGTCGGAAAAAAAGGCTGTTTCAGTTGTGAACAAGCTTACAGGTGTATTAGATACAGAATATACATGGGTCACAGCTGTTTACCAAGAAGGAGTAGTGACTCATAACGAGATGATAGAAACATTTCAAAAATTTATGAATTCGCATAAAGAAGATAACTTCACCGGCGTAGAAGTTTTAGAAGTGTTAACAAAAATTTATGAAGGGAGAATAAATTTATGATGAATCGTGTAATACTCGTAGGACGCTTAACTAAAGACCCTGAATTACGTTATACTCCAGCTGGTGTAGCAGTTGCGACTTTCACACTTGCTGTAAATCGTCCGTTCAAAAACGGGCAAGGGGAGCAAGTAGCTGATTTTATTCAATGCGTTGTTTGGCGCAAGCTAGCAGAAAATGCCGCTAATTTCTTGAAAAAAGGAAGTTTAGCAGGTGTTGATGGCCGCGTTCAAACTCGTAATTATGAGGGGAACGACGGTAAGCGCGTTTATGTGACGGAAATAGCGGCTGAGAGTGTTCAATTTTTAGAGCCTAAAAATAACCACGCAGAAGGCTTTACATCGAATAATAATCAGAACAGGTCTAAATATTCAAATGATAGCCAAACCAGCTCATATCGAGCTGATTCGAGCCAAAATAACAATGTTCAACCAGAAAATAGCAAGCCGATTAATATTAGCGATGATGATTTGCCTTTCTAATAACGCAGTTATAAGTTAAAAGTAAAAAATTAAAACGGGGGCGATAAAGTAAATGTGGGACTTATACGTACGACAAGCTTCGTCATTCTGCTACAAATATTCTTATGATACAGAAAAAATAGCGAGAGAAGAGGCGAAAAAACTGTTTTCGACAGGGATTTGCAATCATTGTTATATAACAAATTTTAAATCAGGGAAACATGCTTATATTTCAAAAAATGACAATTAAATATAGTGAACGAAAAAAGCTATATCGTCATTGATATAGCTTTTTTTGCAAGGAGGCGCGCTTTGGGATTATTAGATGATTTAGTTTTTGAGTATGGGATTTCTTTGCAACACGCGAGAAGAATGCACAGAGAATGCAAAGTGGAAGCAGACAGAAAAACTTGGAAGGAGATATGCGAAAGTTTGGCGGAAGGAATTGAGTACATGGAATCAGGTGTCGCTCCGTGGAATTCTAAAGTCGATAAGAAAGCAAATATCCGAAGAAGGACGGTATACGCTAATTCTTACTTGTTAGATTACCTTAACTATAAAAATCCGAAAACGCTCGCGGAAAAAGAACTGGGGGAATTAGAACGCGAAATGATAAGAAATTTATTAGAAAAATTAACTAAATCAGAAAAAGAATGTTATTTATTGAGTAAGCAATGCTTATTTAGCTACAGCGAAATTGCTGAGTATCTAAATATTAGTAAAAAAAGCGTAGATAATTACATCAGTCGAGCGAAAAATAAAATAGATAAACAGAAGAAAAAAAGTCTGCTTGTTAATGCTTATATGAGTGAAAAAAACGAGGTGAACGAATGAATACAGTTGAACCTATCAGAGACCGCGACACAATTACAGATATAAAGCGTTATTTAATTACTAAGAATAATCGAGACTATATTTTGTTTTTTTTAGGCATAAATGTCGGCTTAAGGATTGGAGACTTGCTGAAATTGAAAGTTAAGGACGTCAGAGGTGGTCACATTTCTATGCGCGAACAAAAAACGAACAAAAATAAAAAAATATTAATTCCTCGTGATGTTAAAAAAGCGCTCGAAATATATGTGCTAGATTTAAATGACGAGGATTTTTTGTTCCCAAGCCGCAAAGGATTAAACAGACCTATTACAAGAGAAACAGCCTATCGAATTTTAAAACGTCTAGAACCAAAATTCAAACTTGATCGCGTGGGGACGCACACCTTGCGAAAGACTTTTGGTTATCATTTTTACAAACAATTTAACGACGTGGTAGCTTTGCAGAAAATATTTAATCACAAGGACCAGAAAGAAACTTTGCTGTACATCGGCATACAGCAAGATGAATTAGATAAAAAAATGTCTAAATTTAATTTATAGAAAAATTGCGAAGAAATCCGATGTTATTTTTTTAAATGAATACACATTCAAACCGAACACATGACATTCAAAAACAAGAATAGTGAAAAAAGTTGGGTAGCAAAGGATTGCAGAGAAATTTCAAAACACACACAATATAAGATATGTGACATTCGAGTTGTTTTTTAAGAGGGATGTGCGGCATATATATGTAGGGTAGTTAACGACCCTTGATTTGAAGGAGTGAAGTGCCTCCTGCTTCACTCTTTATTTTATTAGGAGGAATAATAAAAGGAGATTCAAAGATGAAAATTGGAGTATTAGATGTTTCAACGAGATACGATGAAGAAACCGGAAGAGCTACTGTTAAAGTTGCTATTAGATTCGATGACTGTACTCGTGACGATGCGGTGCGAGCTAGTCAAATGATTAACGAGGCAGCTCGGGAAATTGTTGGAAAAGGTAAAAAAGAAATGAAATACTATGTCGAAGATAATGAAGTTTATCAAGCAGGGGAGGCGTTATCTTGAATAAAAATGATGCGTTAGAAACAGAAGCAATAAAAATGATGCTATCTCAAAAAAAATTAAATGAAGAAGGCTTAGCGCTGAGATTATACTTAATCATGGTCATTGAGACTTTTAAGGCGTTAAATAAAAAAGTCAAAACTAATTACAATAAAGAAATGATAGCTAATTTAGAAAAGCTCACAAGTGATTACGACAAGGCGTTTAGTGAAAACGGCCTAATAAATGATGAGCAATTTGCGGCGATGAAAAAATCGCAATTAGATATCGCGAAGAAAGTTTTATATCCGACAACCAAGCAAGCGAAAAAGAAAAAATGAGCGGTGCAAAAAAAAGGATAATAGAAAACGGTAAGTCGAAACTAGTTCCTATCGGGTACGTTTTCAGTCAAAGGAAATCATATGAAAAAGAAAGGGCGCGAGCAGAAGCTGAACGAACTAAATTTTACAAAAGCAGGCTCTGGCAAAAAAATAGATATCAACAGTTGATTAGAGAACCGTTGTGCGAAAGATGTAAAGCGAATGATATTGTTGTGCAAGCTGTTATAGTCCATCACATAGTAGATACTAACACGCTGGAGGGGTGGGAAAGGCGTTTAGACCCTGAAAATTTAGAAAGTATTTGCTTTGCGTGCCACAACAAAGAGACTTTCGGGGAAAAAGAACCCCCCACTTTGTCAACCGGGCCCGTTTTTAAAAATCTGTAGAACGTTGCCCTCTAAAACGCGACCAAATTTCCCTTTTTGAAATATTTTTGTGGAGGTGATTTTTCAAAGTGGCAGGGAGGAAGAAAAAACTTACGGCAGTCAACAAAAAACACTTGACAAAAGAAGAAAAAGAAGAACGAGAAAACATTGAGAACAAAGCGTCTGACGGCTTTGGAGAATTGCAAGAAACTCCCCCAAAATATTTTAATAATTTAGCTAGAAACGAATATCGTCGAATTGTAAAAGAAGTAAAAAAACTTCCGATTCGGGGATTAGATAGGGGCGTTTTAGAACAATATTGTATTTGGTATTCGGTTTGGCGCGAAGCTTATGACAATTACAAAAAAAGCGGAATTTATATGACGCGTTCTTATCTTAGCGAAGTGGTTTGGGAAATGGACGGCAAAAAGAAAAAAAGCCAAAAAGTGAATTATTATATAGACTATTCGAAAAAAAATCCGGCAATTGGAATGATGGCTGAGGCTTCGGCGAAAATCATACAAAGCGCATCAAACTTAGGTTTAACGATAGATTCCAGAATGAAAATAGTCGCACCGGAAGAGCCGGAAGAGTCATCCATCTTCGATATGTTTGCGGACGAAGACGATGAAGACGAATACAATGACTAATTATAATGCTGTCGCTGAGGAACACCGCGATGATACTTATTTGTATTGCCGTCTTATTTTAGACAAAAAAATACTAGCATCTAACGCTGTTATTGCGGCGTGCGAACGACATTTAAATGACTTGTTGAGTATAAAAGAAAAATCATTTAAATATGTATATCGGCCTAAAAGAGCGAAAAAGGCTGTCAAATTTATGGAAGTATTGCCGGACCCTAAAACCGGGAAAAAATTCCCTCTGGCAATGTTTCAAAAATTTATCGTGGGCAATATTCACGGCTGGTATAAAAAAGGTAAGAAGAATGTGCGCCGCTTCAAAACCGCGCTTGTGATGATGGCTCGAAAAAATGGTAAATCACTTTTGATTGCGGGGTTAATGTTATATGAATTTTTATTTTTTAAAAACCCGCAAATGAGTCGGCAAATGTTTTGTGCAGGCAACGATAAAAAACAAGCTTCGTTAGTTTTTAAAATGGTTGCTAAATTCTTGAGAGCGTTAAGTCTTCAAGACAAACAAGTTCGGAAAGCAACCAAAAAAGTTCGTGAAGAAATTCGAAACCTGTTAGACGACTCTTTCATCATACCGCTTTCAAGAGACACGAGCAGTCTGGATGGATTCGAACCGCAATTTACTTCTATGGATGAAGCGCATGAATATGCAGACGATGAAATATTCGAATTAATTGAATCGGGGCAAGGGCAACTAGAATCGCCGCTGACTTTCATTATTTCGACGGCAGGTTTTAAGTTAAATGGCTGGCTATATACTACAATGTATCCTTACGGAAAAAGCGTCGTAACCGGTAATGTTATCGACGACGAAATGTTTGTTTTTATCGCCGAGCAAGATTTTCCGGACGAATGGCAGGACGAAAAAACGTGGATAAAATCAAATCCGATTTTAGAAATAAAAGCAAAATACGAAGATAACATGGAGTATTTGAGAAAGCGGATAAAAACAGGAGTTGAGCAAAATAAGATTTTTCGACGCTTAGTTAAAAATTTTAATTATTGGATGCAAGCGAGTGAAGAATCATATATGGATTCGAATGATTGGAAAATGTCGGAAAATAAAGATGTGTCTATTCACGGAAGAGATGTATATATTGGTGTCGATTTGTCCAAAGGCGGAGATATTTCGGCGTTAGGATTTGTTTTCCCGTTCGAAAATGCGCATTTTCACGTAGATGCACATTCTTTCGTCGGGACGCGAGGCGGACTAGATGCAAAAATCGACCGCGATAAAATAGACTATCGCTTAATGGCGCAAAAAGGTGTTGCTACTTTAACAGACTTGGAATCAGGAATCATCAACTATTCCCAAATGGTCGATTACATTGAGCGTTACGTGCAAACGTATAACTTGAATGTTAGAGCAATATGTTATGACTCTTATAATATCTCATTTTTCTTAGCTGAGATAGAAAAACGAGGATTAGATTTCGATTTAATTGAAGTGCGTCAAGGCGTTAAGAGCTTGTCGGACCCAACAAAAGGCTTCAAACTTGGCATAATAGACAAGCGCATCACGCACAGTCCGAATGCGTTGCTAGATGTCGCTGTCAATAATGCGGTTTTAAAATTCACTAATGACGCATGTCAAATTAACAAAGAAAGAAACCGCGAAAAAATTGACCCAATCGTTGCTATTATCGACGGGTTTTCAGAAGCGATGTATCATGAGCCTGAAAGCGAAGAGTTATACTTTGATGTGTGGGGGTGAAACAGATTGACAAAAAAACTAAATGAAATATTGTTAACTTTTTTTCGGTGGGTGGCTGATTATAGTCATACGTTGTTTTTGCTAGCAGGAATGTCGCTATTAATTTATGCGGCTTTTTTGTTTGCTTTTAAAACTGGAATTATAATCGCGGGCATAGCGCTAATTGTTATTAGTTTGCTGAGCGCCCCTCGAAAAGGGGGTGAATAAAAATGTTTTTTAAAAAAAGAAGCGAAATGAGAGAAAAAACAGAGGTTGACACAGATACATTAAATGTATTGTTGTCAGAAGTACACGGAGGAAACGCATCGTGGTCCGGAATTAGCGCATTGAGAAACAGCGATATTTATACCGCGGTGAAAAGCATTGCGGTAGACGTCGCTAGTTCTCCATTCGAAATTAAAGTTAATGACATCAGTGAGAAAGAGAGCGATTTATATTACTTGTTAAATAAAAGACCTAACAAAAATATGACTCCGTGGCATTTCCGCTTTATTATCACCGCAAACATGCTGTTGAATGGAAAGTCGTTCGTGGAAATCAAACGAGCAAAGGACATGATTACAGAGTTAGTTTTTCATCGAAACAGCACGGTTACTTTTTCGCAAAGAGATGGAAGTATCGTCTATACAGTTGTGCAAATTGACGGGGCGACAAAAGAAGTACCAGCAGAGAACATGCTTCATTTTCGAATGTTCACATTAGACGGCTTCAACGACTATAGTCCGCTTCATGCTTTAACGAAAGAAATTTCGATACAAGAAGGTTCGAAAAGCGCGCTCGATTCCTTTTTCAGAAAAGGGGCGATGGTCGGCGGCGTTGTGAAATTAGACAAGGCGCTGAAAAGCACGGAAGAACTAACAGAAAAGAGAAAAGAATTTTCAGAGGCGTATGGAGGCGCTATGAAAGCTGGTGGCGTACTTGCTTTAGATAGCACTATGACATTTGACCAGCTAGAAATACCGACGGAAATTTTAAAATTCTTGAACAGTTATACTTTTTCTACAGCGCAAGTGGCTAAAGTGTTCGGATTGCCGTTAGAAAAACTAGGAATAGAAACAACAAACACATCACAATCACAATCACAAACAGACTATTTAAAATCGACGTTATATCCTATTTTTGCATGTTTCAGTTCCGAAATGGAATTTAAAATGATTGAATTTCCGGCAAATCGAATAACTGAGATATCTTTCAATGTAGATAGATTGATGGAAATGGACCCAGAGACAAAAGCGAAAGTCGTCAAAGAATTAGTGCAGGGAAGCTTACTAACTCCTAACGAAGGGCGCGCGCGATTCGGGGACGCTCCACAGTCCGGCGGCGACGAGCTTCTTGCTAGTCTCAATTACACACAACTCAGCGGGCTGGCAGAGTATCAAAAAAACAGAAGCGCAAGGGGCTATAGTAAAGTTCGCTCCGTGCCGCAAGGAGGTGATGAAAATGGATGATATGGAGACGAGGTCTCTCGAAAGCGTAGAGAATGCGTCTGAGAATTCGATTGCTGGTTATGCGTTAAAATTCAACTCTTTAAGCAGTGATTTAGGGGGGTATAGAGAAATCATTTCCCCAAATGCGCTAAAAGGCGTAGATTTATCGGATGTAAGAGCGTTGATAAATCACGACAGAAATCAGTGCATCGGGAGAACAAAAGCAGGTACTTTAAATTTAGAAATTGATTCAGTAGGCTTAGCTTTTAATTGCATATTGCCTGAGACAACTTTCGCGCGCGATTTAAGAGAAAACATCAAAGCCGGGAACATAAGTCAATGTAGCTTCAAATTCAGAGTGCCAGAAAATGGAGTTGCTTGGAAAAGAGATAAAAATGGCGATTACGTTCGTACGATTGAAAAATTTTCGGAAATCGAAGAAATATCTATCGTCACCATTCCGGCGTACGAAGATACGAGTGTAGCGGTGGCTACAAGAGAGTTAGAAAAAGAAAAAAATTATCGCAAACAACTAGAAATAATCAAAGTAGAGCTAGATTTAATTGAATTAACTACTTAAAAAATACTTGTCAAATGATAAGTGTTTTTTTGTTTAAAAAAAACAGTTGAAAAGGAGAATGGATAATGTTCCGAGACAAAATCAAAGCTTTAAAAAAAGATGTAACGGTGGCAGGCGAGGCAATTAACAAAAAACTCACAGAAGCGAGGGAAAAGGCAGAAGCTGGCGATGTGGAAGCGGCGAAAAAATTAAAAGACGAAATCAACGACTTAAAAACAGCGCTGAAAGAAAAAGAAGACGAATTACAAACGCTTGTAGAAATCGAAGGATTAGAAGACGTTCCGGCGCCAGAGCGCGACGGAGAAGAAAATGGGGAAGAACGTTCTGCTGACAGAAAACACGGAATCTTAGAAAATGAAAGCAATGTATCAGATTTTGAAAACTATATTCGGACAAAAGGCGCGGAAACACGAGATTTAACAACAACAAACACTGGCGTAGTTGTCCCTGTTGACATCGTGAATTCTGTCAAAGAACTAAAACAAGAAGAATTAGACCTGTCCAAATACGCGACTGTGGAAAATGTTAATACGAAATCCGGTAAATTCCCTGTTGCGAAACGGACAACTGCCATTCTCGCTACAAAAGAAGAGCTGGCGGAAATTGCGAAAATCGAAGAACCTATGTTTATCGAAGTGGAATGGGATATTCAAACAAGAAGCGGACAGATTGTTCTTTCGCAGGAACTTATTGAGGATTCTGCTATCGACATCAAAGCGTATGTAAAAAAACAATTAGCGCGGATGGTGCTGAATACGAACAATGCGAATATCATTAGAGTTCTCTCGACTACTACAACAGTCACAGGAAGCGGCGTCGACGACATCAAAAAAGTAGTTAACGTGACGTTGGACCCAGCGCTAACCAAAATGTTTATTGTTAATCAAGATTCATTTAACTGGCTGGACACATTAAAAGACGCTGACGGTCGTTACTTGTTGCAACCGGATTTAACAGCACCCTCTGGTAAATCGCTGTTTACACATCCGGTTCAAGTCGTATCTAACACATTGTTACCTTCAAAAGGAACTCAAGCTAATCCGAAATTCCCCATTATCGTTGGTGATATTGAGGAATCTATCGCTGTATTTAATCGTTCTGAAATCACAGTAGAATGGGAAAAATTCGATAGATTTAGTCAAGGTCTAGCTGTAAATATCCGTAACGACTTCCAAGAAATTGACGTTGATGCGGCGCGCTATATCGAAATTACGCCGACTACAGTCGCGTAAAACTGATTGGAGGGTTTTTCGCGCCCTCCAATCAGCTTTAGAAAGTAGGTGGCAACTTGGCTAGTGAACTAAGAGAAAATCGAATAACGTTAAAAACCGCTAAAGAACACTTGAAGATAGAACATGAAGAAGACGACGAAATCATCCAAAACGTTTATTTGCCCGCAGCAGAAAGTGAAGTTATAGGAGCTGTAACAACTGATTCCACCTCCGTTTTTTTTGACAGCAACCCTGTTTTTAAAATAGCTACATTACTGCTACTAAGTTCTAATTATGAAAACAGAAAAGCAACGTCTTTGCAAAAACAAAACGAAGTGCCTTTTGCGCTAGTTTCTTATATTCAACGCTTGCGAGGTGATTATGCTAGATGGAATTTGAAGAACTCACGAACAGAATAGCTTTTAAAGAAAAAAAGAATCAAAAAGACGACTACGGTGAATTAGAAGAGGTTCTAGAAAGCGTTGGATTGTGTTGGTCCGGAATTAGAAGAGCCACCGTGAAAGAATTCGCTAATAACGAAGGTCGAGCAAATACAATAACTTTCATTGTTAGAAAAAAACAAAGATTTAAAATCGACTCTTCTCAAATTATTTTCTTCGAAGGGAATAATTATGAAATCATCGAAATGCCGCCGACTTCGCAATCGGATGAATTCAAACTTATTAAAGCAAGGTCAACGGAATGGTAAAAGGTGCAGATGAGATGCAAGCAAACATACAGAGGCTTATTTTAGAAAATAAAAAAGAAGCATCGAAGGCTGTTGTCCAAGTCGCGGAGGAAACGAAAGAATTGATAATAAGTAACATACCTGTCAGTTCGGAGGAAGGGAAACATTTAAGGGACGACATAAAGCTTTCAGCACTAAAAATGGTGGCTTCTGGAAGCGTCGAGAAAGATATTTTATACGAAAAAGAAGGATGGCGCGCGAAGTTTCCCAACAACGGTACGGCGAAACAAGCGGCGCAAAACTTCGAAGAAAAAACACTAAATGTTATGTCAAAAAGAGCGTTGCGAATCTATGCGGAAGCGTTGAAAAGGGGGCTTTAATTTGTTGCCAGTAAAGCGAGCATACGACGCTTTGATTTCTGATGAAACTTTGAAAAACGCACTTAACGCCGCAAGAGGCGAAGAGTTAGAAGAGCAAACTATTTACATGCTAGCTATCCCAGAAACGTTTCAAAACAAAAAAAGCGCCCCTGTAATACGAATCGAGTCCGTCAACAACTACGGCTCTTTTTATTTTGACGACGAAGCGAATGCGGAAACCGTGGAAATACAAGTATCGACAATGGCAAATAGCATGAAGCACCTTGAAGTATTAATACCGCTGATTGACGAAGCGATGAGATCGAGCGGCTTCGAACAGTATGCCGATAAAACGTATATAGAACCAGATTTTAAATTTAAATACAATGCTCGTCAATACAAAGGCGTCTTTGTAAAAAAATCAAGAGAGAAGGAATAATAATGGTAAAAATTGGATTAGACAAGGCAGAGTATGCTGTTTTACAAGATGCTGGGAAAACACCCGAAGTAAAACAACTTCCCGGGCTGACAACAGCAAAATTAGAATTAGAAATGGCGAACGAAAATTTTTACGCGGATGATACTATTTTCGCAATTATGGAATCTGGTATCACTAAATTAGCCCTTGAGTATGGGTTAGCTGATGTATCTTCCGAAGCTAAAAAAGATATTTTAGGAGTTTCTGTAGAGGGAGGGATGGAACTGTTTAAAAAAGACATTTCGGCGCCTTACGTAGCGACGTCGTTCCGTTCTCGGATGGATAGCGGAAAATACGTATGGTTTGGATTAGTCAAAGGTAAATTTACGCCTTCGGGACTAGACTTGAATACGAAAGAAGAAAAACCAACCGCGCAAACGGAAGCTATTTCCGCCTCTTTTGTAGCCCGCGAAGAAGATGCTATTATGCTTGTGATTGGCCGGGAAGATAACGAAGACTTTCAACTTAGTAAATTTTATTTAAAAGTCTACGGAGTGGACCCGACCGCGCAAACCCCTCCGACAGAAGGGGAATAAATTTTAATACTACTAAGAAGTTTTTTAGCATTTGCTAGGAAACTTCTTTTTTATGCTATCTAACAATAAAAAAATGGAGGTCTTTAATCATGGAAATTACATTAGCTAATGAAAATGGAAACGAAGGAAAGGTATATAAAAAAGGCAAGGCGACGATGTTCGATGCGATGTTGGGAATGGAATTTAATATCCGACAAGTTGAAAGGTTTGTCGGAAAAGAGGCACACGAACTTACTCACACAAGAGAGGGTTTAGAAGTACAAATCGAAGGAATGAAAGACGCGGCCGAATTTGTAGCACAAGTGTTTAATAATGAATTTTCCGCAAATGATTTACTCAAAGGGATACCGCAGTCGGAATTTGACGGAGTTGTCAGCAAAGTATTGTTAGAAGTAACAGGCGGAGAAGTAGACGAAGAAAAAAAGGACTAACAATAACGATTGATGAGGCCCTAGAAAATTTTAAATCGTTATTTAAAAATTTGCTCGACGGCGGATATAAATTGAACGAGGTTAAGGATATGACTTTAGATGATATAGAATTTTTAATCGAAATAAACAAACCGGTTGAAGAAAAAATCGTACCAATTGACAAAGCTTTCCCCGGGCTGTTTTAAAGGAGCTGAGTACGAATGTCCGAGAATTTTGGGAACTTGATAGCGACGGCGAGTTTAGACATTAACCCTTTTCAAACGTCTGCTCGGACGCTTGAGAGACAAAGTCGAGCGCTTGGAAAAAATTTAAAAGCAACCGAAGCAATGTTTAAAAACACTGGTAATTCTGTGATGGGCTTGAAAGCTAAACAACAAATATTAGGTAAACAATTGCAAGTTTCCGGGGAATTAGTGAGAAAAAACACAGAAAAATACAATAATCTGAAAGAAGTGACCGGAGACCTCAATGCCGCGACAGATGAACAAAAAAGAAAACTTTTAGCATCCGAGCAGGCCATGCACAAATCAGTTGCGGAAGCAGAAAATTTGCGCGGTAAATACAACGCGCTAGGGAAAGAAATCGCTTTAAATTCTAGCAAATTGGTACAGTCTGGCATTAAAATGCAAGCTGTTGGGACTAAAATGCAAACAACCGGAAAAAATATAAGTGCGGTTGGAACGAGCGTTACAACAAAATTCGCGTTACCTTTAGTGGCCGGAATCGGTCTATCCGTAAAAGCGGCTTCTGATTTCGAAAGCGGTTTTGCTGGGGTTAAGAAAACGGTTGACGAAGTAGTTAATAAAAATGGAGAAGTTACTTATTCTTACGAGACTTTAGCGACTGGAATCCGGCAGATGGCGAAAGAAATGCCAGCTAGTACGACAGAAATAAGCGCAGTGGCCGAAGCGGCTGGACAGCTAGGCATTCAAACGCCTGCCGTGCTTGATTTTACGAAAACGATGGTTAACTTGGGTGTCGCAACGAACATGTCAAGTGAAGAAGCGGCAACCTCTTTAGCGAGGTTTGCTAACATTGTACAAATGAAACAAAGCGATTTTGACCGATTAGGTGCATCAGTCGTAAGCTTAGGAAATAACTTCGCTACGACAGAGAAAGAAATTACAGCAATGGGATTAAGATTAGCGGGTCAAGGAAAGCAAGTGGGTATGACCGAGGCCGAAATTATGGGATTATCCGCGGCTATGAGCAGTGTGGGAATTGAAGCAGAAGCTGGCGGTACAGCTATGTCCGCTGTGATGAAAAAAATAAACAATGCGGTATATAGCGGAAAAGGCTCTTTGGAAGGATTTGCTGATTTAGCAGGCGTATCAGCGAAGGAATTTCAAAAAGCGTGGAAAGAGGATGCGGCTGGAGCGTTAGATGATGTTGTTCACGGGTTACAGAAAAATAGTAAAGAAGGCAAAAACTTAACAGCGATTTTAAACGAATTAGGAATTAAAGGAATTCGCGAATCCGATACGATGTTGCGACTTTCCGGAAACGCAGATATATTAACAGATGCGCTAGCTAATTCAAAAAGCGCGTGGAAAGATAATAGCGCTTTGACAGAAGAGGCTTCAAAGCGTTATGAAACGTTTGAATCTCAACTGAAAATATTCAAAAATCAAATTGTTGATGTTGCCATCGACATTGGTGGGCCATTTATGAAAGCTTTAAATGACGCATTACAAGCTTCTAAACCTTTAATGAATAGTATAAAAGACATGTCGAAAGCGTTCTCTGATGCGTCGCCAGAGACGCAAAAATTAATTTTGAAATTAACGGCTACGGCCGTAGCAATCGGTCCGGTTACCGTCGGTTTTGGAAAGTTTGTAAGCGCCGGTGGTACTCTTGTTAAAGCGACAGGTTCTATAGTGCAAGGATTAGGAAATCTAGTGGTAAAAGCTAAATTGGCAAAAGTAAGCACGGACGCGATGGCATTGGGCAATGTTAAATATAGCGCTGGAACAAAAGTGGCCATGGGGGCAACTCGCGGCTTTGGCGCTTCTTTAGGCGCTACACTTGCGACGATGGGGCCGTGGGTGCTTGCCATTGGCGCAATTGGTCTAGCGGCATACGGGCTTTATAAAGTATTTGCGGATAATAATGCGAGGAAGTGGGGCGCTGATATAAGCGACGCGGCGGACAATTCGCTGAGCAAAGTGTCGAAGCTATCATCCGAAGGCACTGTTGCAATAGAAACATTTTCGTCGGATATGGCAGGGAATGCTAAAGTTGTAAAAGGCGCATTTCAAGGCATGGCTGACGAGGTAGAAAAATCTGTCGATGATTCTATTAAAGCATTAGAAAAGTCTTATAATAGTCTTCCAGACGAAGTAAAAGCTATGTATAAAAAAACGTTAGACGAAGCCAAAAAAGATGGAGAAGAAAAGAAAAAGCTAGCGCAAACGCAAGCAGATTCAGCTACAAAAATACTTGAAAATGCTACAAAAAACGAAAGAGATTTAACGGAGACTGAAAACAAACGCTTAGTTTCGCTTCAAAAAAACTTGTTAAGCGAAAATGTAGAGGCGCTTAAGTTGTCGAGCGAAGAAGAGAAGAAAGTTAAGGCAGCGCTGTATCAAGACATCGAAAAAATGGACAGAAGTCAGCGTGTGAAAAGCGCCAACTCGTTGTCGAAAACGATGTCCGAACAGCAAAAAGCATATGAAAAACAAAAAGAAGCGGCTAAGGCGTTATACGCAGAGGATGGAGATACAGAAGCTTATCAAAAATCTTTAGAATTACTCGAAAGCAAAAACACAGCTGTCATGGAATCAATGGCGTTGCGCTGGGTTGAATTAGAACGAGCTAGTGGAATATCAGAGAGCGCGATAGAAGACTCATTGAAAATGTTCGGGTTGTCTTTAGAGGATATAGAGCGGATTTCTAACGAAACAACAGAAAATACAGCGGATAATCTCGGCGTATTAGCGGACGAGTCGTCAGATGCGAACCTCGCATGGAATAATCTTATATTAGACCCTAAAACCGGCGAGGTAACTTCGAATATAAACGAAGTTATTTCGAAAGCAATGTCTTCGGAAAAAGACTGGAAAAACCTTCAATTTATCATCAAAGAAGCAGATTTAAATTCTAATGCAAAGGCAACTATTCTAGATGCTGTTGCGCAATCAGGAAAATGGAATCAATTAAGTTTTGAGGAAAAAGAAATATTAATCGAATCAGATAGCACAAAACAGATAGTGAACGCTTTAGAAGACAATAAAAAATGGAATAGCTTGGATTATGAAGTAAAAAAAGCAATTTTGGAGTCGAATACTCCGGAAACTTTAGACGTAGTCTTAAAAAATTATGGTTTATGGGACGCTATACCTTGGGACTCAAGCAAAAAAGAAGCTTTCGTAGGAACGAATATAGATAATACTATGCAAGAAGTTCAGGGTGGATTTTCCGAATGGCAAAAAGCTGTTCCGGGACAAAAAGATTTGTTAGTAGATAACAGCGATGTTTTGAATAAAATATTAAAAAGCGAAAGCGTGTTAGTGCAATATAATAACAAAACAGTAGATTTAAAAGATTTATTTGCAAATAATAGCGACGTGCTGAACAAAGTCAAAAAAGGAACAGACGTCATCGTGGATTATAACGGCAGAAAAATAAATCTAAAAAGTCTTTACGCTAACAACAAAGATTTGTTCAATAAAGTAACGAGCGGCAAAAAAGTACTTTATGATTACAATGGTACGCCAGTCAACCTCAAATGGTTGAAAATGGACACAAACGCCGGTTCTGTGGAATCACAAGTTAGAAATGCTATAGATACGTGGCAAGAAATGTTAAATATGAGGAATCAGAAAATAATAGAAATTGCCTATAAAACGAATGGAAAGGCGCCTAGCGGAGTACAAGGGTTAGCAACCGGGACAAATTTCCACAAAGGCGGTCTCGCGCTAGTTAATGACGCGCCAGGAGCTAATTATCAAGAGTTAATCACTTTGCCAAACGGGAAAACGTTTCTTCCGTCAGGCAGAAATGTAATGCTGAATTTAGCGAGAGGTTCGAAAGTCTTGCGCGGCGACAAAACAACAAAACTTTTAAATAAAATACCGCGGTTTGCGTCAGGGACAACAAGTGATTTAGTGAGTAAGTCAAAAGCTGTCAGCATGGTAAGTGGATTTAGTTCGGCGACAGTGAATGCACCGCCTAGCAACTATCAAGCAGAGATTGACGACGTGAAAAACAACAACAAAGCTTTGCTTTCTCAACTAAAAGCATTAATGGAACAACTCATCGTTGCGGTTCAAAAACCGGTAATGTTTGGTACCGTCGAATGTATGGTCTCTGAAGGAGTGCTGTTTAAAACGATTGCCAGATTTGAGAAACAACAAAATAGCATACAATCACGAGGGATTAGGGGGGATTTAAATGTATAATACTTCAAATAACGATTTCGGATTTTCATTTGCCGGCTCTCATTCGAGTTTATATAACCTGAAAATCATTGACATTCGCCGGGTTGTTATTCCTCCAAGTTCTGAAATAATTCAAAATATCGAAGGCATGGACGGAGCTATTTATCAAGGAAACAATATTGGACAACGCCCTTTCGAAATTGATGTAAAACTGGTTTCAACAACACACGAATCACGATTGGCAGATTTGCATGACATTTCGGACTGGTTGTGGTCGGATAAAGATAACGAATACTCACTTATTTTTGATGACGAACCAGACTTGGAATGGTTTGCCCATGTATCTAATATAAGCGAGGTTAATCGAACGAAAGCAAACGGCTTTTTTACTATAGCATTTAATTGCTCCGATGTTTTGGGATATATGGGAAAAGAAACGGTGCCAGTAGCTGTTAATCCATTTACCATCACGCCGAAAGGTACAAGACGGAGCAATCCAATCATTTCGATGATTCCTTACGCTGATACGCGGAAAATTGCTGTGGTTCAGGATGAAGAAGACAGGTGGGCATATCTGGGAGAAGATGTGGACCAAGAAACGGGAAATGTCGGCGTAGATAAGTCGCCGCTGGTATATCAAGATGAATGTAACACGCTTGCGCCTTGGACGACGTTGTCATCTAGCAACATTCCGTTTGCTTTAGAAAACGGATTCATTTTTAACGATGCTAAAATGATTTCAAATCATACGGAGTTTAGAATCGGTTCGAAAAACGGCGCGCAGTTCTGGGGGGGGAACGGAACCACGACAGAAAATTGGCACGGTGCGGCAGTTATGAAAATGATGGATGCTGAATTAGAAAATTGGTCAGCGAAATTCGTCTGTCACAATTACACGTATTACCCACGAGCGAAAGGAAAAGTCGAACTATATTTATTAGACAAAAACAAAAGTAAAATCGGAGTAATATCCCTAAAAAAAAATTCGGTGAAATCGAGCGAGTTAATTTTAGAAGTAAAATTGTTTTCGGGTTCTAAAAACACATTTATTTACAACGGCACTGGTCCGACAAAAAAAGGAAAAACAGTTACTAAAACGGTAAGAGTGAAGCTTGGCGGAAAAACGGTAAAAGTGAAAGTGAAAGGAACGAACAAAACAAAAACAGAGCAAGCGTGGAGCAACGTTAAAATAGCAGAAAGCGCTACTACGTCTATGTTTAGTAATTTCTATGGAGAAATAATTTTGGAAAAACGCGGAAATAAATTCACTTTGTTGGTGAATAAATACAACAAATCTCGTTCACAGGACCCGAAATTCACGCCGATTCGCATTACTAAAACATTAAATGATTACAAAGGACTGTCACTAGCTGGCGTTGCGTATTATAACGCAAAAATGGATATTTACGAAGATAATCCGAAACACTCGAAGGGGTATTCGCAACAAGGTATGTCAATGTCGTTTTTAAGAATTAATAAGCTTTTTGAAAATTCTCCTGCCGGCATTGATTATGTAGCTAATTCACGCGATGAGGTGAAATTTAACGCAGAAGACAAACACGTATACATTAACGGTACAGTCCAACAAAAAAATTGGGCTATCGGGGGAGAATTGCCAGTTTTCGATGGCGGTCATGAAACCACACTAGCTTTTTCTCATTCGCCATACGAACAAGTTTATAACGGAGCTAGTCATAATTTAATTCGTAATAGCACGTGGAAAGAAGGTAAGAAGTATTGGACAAACGGCGAGGCGAATGGTAATCCTTATCAAATTTCCGGCCCAGAAGCGGACAAACCGGAAAGTTCGATTTTTAGTATTATGCCTCATACCAACGCGGCCGCACAAAATGCGTCAGATTTGATTTTTGTGGAAAAAGGAAAAGAGTATTTGATTTCTTGCGATGTAAGATTGTCGAAAAACGATAAGTCTTCCGACATCTTTTTTTGCGTGCGAACATTTGCAGATGAAGAGTATACAAATGCCGCGGCTGTATCTACCAGCACGTTTTATGTTCGAAAATCAAATTATCCGAACTGGGCAATCAATCAGTGGCACAGACTTACTTTTCGCTTTACGGCTGACGACAACTGGGTACGCGTCATCCCCTACAATTCTGACGTTGTGAATGGCACGAGAGCAGACTATCGAGAATTGAAAATGACGGATGATTTGTTAGATGAGACATGGTCGCCTGCTCCTGTCGAAACAGAATGCGCAGAGATTTATATCGAATATCGTCCGACGAGAGGGTGAAGTAGTTGTATATAATTTTAGATAACAGATTACAGCAAGTTGGCATTTTGGATAATGAAAGCCCGGCATCTTGCAAGTTTTATAACGATACTATTACGACGCAATTAGCGGATGAATCCGGAAAAGTCTGGTCAGATAATCTCACTATTTCAATAGGGTACGGCTATCACGAAACAGATTATATAGTTGCCGGCAATCACATTTTAAAGCAAAAACGAAATGGCAAGTATTATATTTATCGTATTACCGAAGTGAGAGATGCGACCGCCGGACAAACATTCGCAAAAACAGCCACTTGCGAAAATTTATTGATTTCTGATTTAAACCACACTATTTTAGACAACAAAAATTTAATCAACGCAACATCTGAGCAAATTTTTGAATATGCACTTAGAAATTCCGGTTGGATTATTTCAGATAATGAATTCGCTGGTGATACAAAAAGCATTGACTTTACAGGCAGGAAAGGAGGGAGGGAAGCTTTTAGCGAGGCGGTCTCTCTTTTTAACGTTGAGATAGATGCTTATATAGAATTCTTGACGGGACAAATAACAAAGTATGTCGACATAAAAAGAAAAATAGGGGAAAACAACGGCGTTCGGATTGAATATGAAAAGAACGTCGTTGGTATGAGTCGCATCGAAAACGAAGAATCGTTTTATACCGCTTTAATCGTCGAAGGCGGCACGCCAAGCGGCAAAGATTCGCCAGTTACTATAGCGAGCGTGAATGGCGGAAAAGATTATATTGTTAATGATGATGCCAATGACGAATTTAACGACGGAAAAGAATATCGCTTTGGCAAAGTGCAAAATGAAAAGATATTCAACGCATCCGGATTGCTGACTTGGGGAAAAGAGCAGTTAGAAAAAGCTAGTCGCCCTCTTTTTAATTACGAAATTGACATATCACTTTTTAACGAAGATATTCAAATCGGCGACACAGTTCGTGTTATCAACTTAGACATGTCGCCGCCCTTGACAGTTATCGCGCGAATAATTTCTGTCACGGAGTCAGAAGCGAATCCGTCTGAAAACAAAGTGACGGCCGGAGAATTTATCACCGTGAAGTCGGTAAAACCTTCTGACGTGGCCGCGCTTGAAGCGCTGATTTTTGATACACAACGAGATGTCGAAGAATCTAAAACATATAAAATTGAACTTTCTGGTTCTAACGTCGTTAAAACCGGTCAATTAGAAACTCAAATCATTGCAAGAGTATATTCAGGCAAAGACAATATAACATCTAGCATAGCTCCGGCAAATTTTATTTGGTCTTTGTTCGACAAAGACGGCAATCATATTGACTCATGGGAAAAAGAGTGGACCGGAAAAGGCAATGTAGTAACTATTCCAGTGCTATTAATGGCCGGCGCGAGTATTTCTTGCACTGTAGTTGATGACGCAAGCGAGGTGATGCTTATTTCCGCGAAAGAAGAAGATGCTATTTTACTTGCTGAGCTAGGAGCTGGAACAGGCATTACAAACGTTATGCAGTGCGCTGGCGTTGACTATGAGCGAGGGCATATATACTGGACGCAAGCGAGTAATTATACCGGCTACACAGAATCGTTTATTTTGACCAGAACGGACTTGAGAGGAATTTACATGGACTCCGTTCGATGTTTGGAAGGGGGGCATGGAACAACGATAGGTCTAGAATGGTCAGAATCTGAAAATCAAATGTATATTTGGTCACACTGGTTCACGGACGCAAAACACACAGCGAATGCAGTAGTCAGATTTAAATATGTAGGAGCTTCAACGCCAGCGCTACTCACTTATGAAAAAACGGACTTCAAGTTAAACACTGGTACAACTTACTATAGAGTAACGTATGACACAAAAAATAATTATGTTGTCCTTAGTGACGGTGGTGCCAATTTGGGGATTTCTGTTTGCAATGTCAGCGATATTCTCAAAGGCAAAATAGTGCCGATATATCGCTGTTCCGGAAAAGAAATGGGATTTAATATCGCGACAATGACATTACAAAGCACATGCGCTACATTCCCTTATGCTTACTTGAGTTATGGCACAGGGATAATCGGCATAGATAGAAACACTATCGTGTGCTACGACATGATAAATAAAGAAGTGATATATACACTCGCTTTTACATTCGACAAAGGGACCGTCAATCCTGTTGGCTCTGTTGCGGAAATGGAAGGGGCTTTTATTTATTTTGACGGGAACGGAGAGAGGAATCTAAGTTGTAACTTTGGTTTCGGCGAGCCGGGAAAACGAGTAAATAGGATTTACAGAATAAGAGAAAAGGAGGTTTTAGCAAGTGAGTAAAAACATATTAGGTACGGGATATTTAAGTCTACAAGTGTTGAGCGACGGGATAACCACCTCGGAAACGCCTCCGGAAAATCCGGCGGTTGGAACGGGGTGGCTGGATGCCAATTTTTCTCCGGCTGTTTATAAATTTTGGAATGGAATGGCGTGGGAAACCGGGACAATCGACATCGCAGAAGCGGACCCGGAAGCCAGCGAGAAAATAGAGGAAGCTTTAGAAGAGGCACGAAAAAAAAGCAGGACTATCTACTCGGAAACGCCGCCTGAAACACCTGACGAAGGCGATACTTGGTATACATTGAACGCCGCCGGAAATGTTGGTGCTGTTAAGATTTGGAAGGAGGGAGAGTGGGTAGACAAAAAGTTCGATTTAACCGCATTAAGCATCGAAGAATTGCATGCTATATCCATCTACGGCGGAGTTATAAGCGGCTCTGAATTTTTACACACGGTAAATCATCGAGACGGAGACGGGAATCTTTTTTCTGGGACCGTGAAAATGAATGATGATGGATTCACGTCCTCCACGTATCTACCGACAGGATTAGGGTCAAGTGTTCTAGAAAGCGTTATAAATACGCTAGGCGGCTATAAAATAGCTCAAAAACTAATTGACGATAACGGAGAAGGAGTTGCAAAAGATGCAATGTTAACAGCATCGTCGTTGATATTCAGCGAGTCCGAAAACATAAAATTATCTATTGATGCAGATTCGTTTTATAAAACGCCGTGGAAAGATATACCGCTAAATTCCGGATATTCAACAGCGGAAAGCAATACGCCTCAATATCGAATTATTTGCCTCTTTGGGATTCGGATAGCTTTTTTTCGCGGACAGGTTCAAAAATCAACCGCATGGACATCAGCTAACGCTTTTGCTTCTGTGCCTCTTGAGATACAGACAACAAGAACAGCGATGGCTTATGCGCCGACGAGCAAAGCGACTGGCGGTCGAGTACATGCGTCCTCTGGTAATGCAATGAGTTTTATGCCCGCTGATACCAACGTCAGTTATTTCGCGCTAAATCAATTATTCTACATTTTAGATTAAAGCCGAACAGGCTTATTTTTTTACGTCAAAATAAGGAAGTGAAAAATGAAACGCTGGTTGGGAAATATTAAAAAGCAACTACTAAGCAAATCGTATAAAGATGTGTTTAGCATTCTTTTTTCGTTACAAGTCTCTATGTTCAGTTTTGCTACAGGTGCATTTTTGATAGTAAAAGGGGACGCTAACGCAGAAGGGAGCGACACTTACAAGCTGATGGACAGCTTGATGAACATGGACACGTGGGGATTATTCTTCGTAGTTAGCGCGGTATTAATTTTAATATCAACCTTTCAAGAGAGTAAAGCGAAATATATTAACATGCTCATCGGGGGCGTTATAGGCGTTTTTATATTATCCCTCTACGCATCCGCGAGCGCGGAAGGTCAAACGCAGTGGTTGCTCCCTGTGCGATATGCTCTAAGCGCTTGTTTTAACTTATTCATCGCGGGGGTGGGAGGGGTCGAACTTTGGAAACTGAAAAACAGATAGGCGGATTCATCACAAAATTAGACTTGTTAGAGCGCGAAAGCAAGTTGAAAGTTGAAATTTCAAGAGAAATCGAAAAGGTGAACAGCAAAGTAGCTGGATTAGGTAGTGATTTGAGCGATTTAAAAGATATTGTTATTCCTTTGTCGCTCTCACTAGACCAAATCGCTAAAAATACAGAAAGAACAGCTGTCACGTTAGATCGTTTCGCAAGCGATACGACAAATCATTTACACGAGCATGATATCGCGCTAACTGGTATTAAAGCGGAATCGAGTAATACAGAGAAAAAGAAATCTGGCGATGCTTTAGTTACAGTTTCAATAATTGGTCTAATCGGAGCAGTTGTCACAGCGATTATCACTGTTGCGCCGATGCTGTGGAAATAGTAAACAAGGAAGGAGGTGGAAAACAATGAGAATAAATTGGAAAGTAAGAATGCAATCAAAAGTGTTTTGGGTGTCAATCATTCCGCTAGTGCTTGTATTAATTCAGCAAATACTAGGCTGGTTTGGTGTGACTGTTCCAGCGGAAACGATTAATAATGAGGCGCTAGACATGATTAACAGTGTATTCCTTTTACTAGGTGTATTAGGTGTAGTAAATGACCCAACGACAGGCGGCGCAAGCGACAGTGAGTTAGTGCTAAACAAAAATAAAAAAGTAGAGGATGAAGTAAAATGACTAAAAAATTAAAATTAGCAGTGTTCGCTGGACATGGCGGAGTAGACAGTGGCGCGGTAGGAAACGGCTATCATGAAGATGATTTAGCGTTAGATATTATGAAGCGAACAACTAAAGTATTGCGAAATGCAGGACATACGGTTATTAATAATCGGACAGCTGATGTGAATCGTAACATTTCTGCAGATGCGAAACTTGCAAATAGAGAAAAAGTTGCTGCGGTTATTGAATTTCATTTTGATGCGGCAGGGGCGTCAGCAGAAGGTACCACAGGCTTCTATTGTGCGACTTCTAGTTCAAGTAAGAGACTTGCACAATGTGTCAATGATAAGCTTGATGATGTGTTCAAGGACCGAAATGTTAAACCGGATACGTCGACGCGTCACGGACGTTTAGGTATTTTACGCGAAACAAAAGCTGTTGCTACATTACAAGAAGTTGCGTTTATTACAAATAAAAATGATGTAGCTAAGTATAATGCAAAAGCGGACGAAGTAGCTCGAAAGGCGGCAGAGGGGATTCTGAGCTATTTTAATGAAAAATTATCAGTTGCTAAGCCAACGACTCCATCAAAACCAGCACCTAAGCCAGCGATTCCAATGCCTAATAATAGTTACAAAAACAAAAAATTAGTTTCTAAGGTTAATGGATTGAGATTCTATAACAAGCCATCCTGGAGCGATAAAGATGTCGCAGGAACAGTAACGAAGGGTATTGGATTCCCGACGATTGTTAGTAAAGTAAAGGTAGGTACAGCCTACCAATACAAAGTTAAAAACTCCAAAGGTGCTACGTATTACATTACTGCTAGTGATAAGTATGTAGAATTGAAGGATAAATAATAGTTATAAGTTAAAAATCATCAAAAATCTATAAGTTAATTTCAGCCCTCGCGTTTGCGGGGTTTTTTGTTGTTTCTTAGGGAATTTTAAATTTGTAATATAAATGTAATAAATAGAATGCGATAATAAATATATGCGGAATCACATTGTTATTTTGATAAAAGTGACCTTCATTGGTTAATTTTACGTTTATTTGCTCATTATAGGGTTGTATGTTACACTATATATAGAAAATATAGAAATTGTCATGTACTACATTATGTGTTAGTATTAAGAGTTTGACAATTATTCTCTATGTGTTATAATTCAAATATAAACGACAACGCTCCCATTGCTTTTTTAAGCCAGATACGCTCTGTTATGGGAGCTTTTTTTATTGGGAGGAAAAACATGGATAGAGAATTACGACATCTAGATTTCAATGAACAAATAAATTTATTGGAATCAAGAGGGATGAGTGTTGATGATAAAAGACGGGCGCAAAAAAAATTAGAAAATATTGGATATTATAAATTAAAAGAATTCGCTCAGCCTCTTTCTAAAGTTAAAGAGGATGAATCAGGTAACAAAATTAGAAGATATGACGGTGTGAAATTTGATAGTGTTTTAACTAGATTTTATCAAGATAAAAACTTAAGAATATATTTAATGCATGCTATCGAAAAGATAGAAATATCGCTAAAAACTAAGCTTGCATACATTTTAGGAGCGGGTTCCTATGGCCCTTTTGGTTATTTAAGTTTTTCGAATTGGTGCAATAGAGAGAAGTATTGTAAGTATTTTCTCATAGATCATCAAAGAAAATTTAAGTTTAGATTACGTGAAAAAGTACGTTTGTCAAACTATGGAGAAATTAAAGATAAGTCTAATCAGAATGAGGAGGGTTTCCCATCTGTCTGGTTGATGATTGACGTGCTCACTTTTGGAGATGTCCTTGTGTTAATTGACTATATGTCAATTAGGAATCTTAACACGTTATCAAATTTTTATAATTGTACTCCTAAAGAATTAACATCATGGTTAAAATGTTTGAAATTTATTAGGAATTTATGCGCTCATAACTCAAACGTTATTGATGTTAAATTAAAAACAACTCCAATTATAAAAATTGATTGGAAAAATATTTTGTATAAATTTGAAGGAAAGACTAATAAATATACTGACAGACTTGCTGTCGTTTTATGCATAATTAAACATTTTACTAACGAAATTAATCCAACGTATCATTATGATAATATATCTCGTTCGATATTCAAGATTATTAATAAAGATGAAAAAAATGCCCAAATCATTGGATTTGCAAATATTGCTGCATTTGAAGAGATGTTCCCATATAAAAAAAGAAATTCAACTTATAGAAGAAAAAATACCATCAAAAACCACTAATTTTTTCATCATAATATTTAATGTAATTTTTTACGATTTGGATGACAATAGAATTAGTATATAATTATGCTTTGTTGTGGTAGACTGCTTTACACTTTAGCGAGGAATGGAAGCATTCTTTTGAGGCGTTATTTGCAGGGGTCGAATGTTTAAAAAAATTAGATAGATACTAACTCCCTAATCTCACAGTTAGGGCTTTTTTTATGCAAAAAACGCCAAGCATGTGCTTAGCGTGCATCATTTATCCTTAATCATTCCCTTATGATTAATTTTTCCCTCTATAATTAATTTTTCAAGTTCCTTCAAATCTTCCAACGTAGCTTTATTCTTTATAAAAGAACGCGCAGCTGAACGAGATTTTAAATAGTTTGCATGTTCTTTATTTTTATCTTGCCACGCCCTATTTGCTTTCAACTGCGCATCGGAGGTGGTTTTTTTTGTCATAATTAATCACTTCCTATTTTTTATTAAATACACTAAACAAGCTAATGTAGTCAGTATAGCAATGATGGTCAATGCTGTGTTCTGAAAGTAACTAGCGAGTCCGTTAACGCATATAACAATTAATATAATATAGATATATTTATTCATAATTTATGAAAGACGTGATATACTTTTATAGAGGGAGGGGAGTTTCACCCCTCTGCTTACTTGTCCTTGTTTTTGTCTCTCTTGCGTATTGTTGTCAGCGCTACTACAAGAGTGATAATTTCAAGGACTGTTTTTATTTCCTCTAAAACATCTTTCACTTTCTCAACTCCTTTCTATGTTTATATTATAATACATGTATTATATAATTGCAAGTGTTTTTATAAATTAATTTCAAAAAAATACCCCGAACAAAAAAATTCGAGGTTGCTACTATATTTATTATTTTCGCAAACGGGAGTAAGCGTGAAATCAAACAACATCAAGTAGCAAAGTGAGATGAATGAAAATGAATAACAAATGTTACTCATGTGATTATTATCGCACGACATAAAGAATTATTCAACGGCAAATTTCGTGGCAAATTCGTGGCAAAACTTTTCTGGAATATACCGATTCAAACAGAAAGAAAAAAGGCTATCTATCTATAAAACGGCTACATATAGGCGTTTTACGAAAGATAACCTTTTTTAAAATAACTGATAAAACGGAGAAACGGGGATTCGAACCCCGGCGCGGCATACACCGCCTAACAGATTTCGAGTCTGTCCCCTTCAGCCGGACTTGGGTATTTCTCCATGTATGTGTATCAATGATTTGTGAGCCTTCGCCATTTTTTTGACTATCAAATCAATTTCAACAGATTTTATTTTAGCATAAAATTAGGAAAAAGAGAAGCTGTAAAATCTTTCTATTCTTATTGTAAAAAGTAAGGAGGAATACATTATGGGAATATTTGAGAATAGAAGTATTGTCTTAGATGAAAATATTGTTAATGGTATGAGTGTTAGATCGAGGGAACTTACCAGTGTTAACAGTAAATGCTCCTGCGGTGTTACTAGCGTATATAAGACTGATGGTTTCTAAATATAACTGGGTTGTCAGAATACCCAAAGTAACATATTCCGTTTATTGATTTTGTTAGTACAGAAATGACACCTGCTGAGAACAATGATTAACCCCTAACTTACCATTTAGTTTTTTTTATGTAAAAAACTTAAACATAAGCTTAGTGTTTGCCGCTTGTCTAATGACTCAGCTCAATTAGTTGAATGGAATGCTTATCATATAAAAATTTGATAAGAATCAATAAAATTAAAGTTTAGTGAATAATTATACTGTTTTATTCACTTGGATATTATGAAATATGATAAAAAATTAAATAAGGAAAGAAATTTCATATAAAAAACAATTTATATTTTGAGTAGATATGTACTTTTTATGACGGTTAGAAAAAGGCATGCATAAACTGTGAATAACAACTTGGAATGTGTGTGATATTTTAGTTTAAAACACAATGTTACACAAATCGTGTAATAATAATTCTAAATAAGTCCTGTTTTTAGTCATTCATGACAAGAATCGGACATTTCATTACTTTTTTGGTTATACATGAACTGGACGTGTTAGAGTATTTGTAAGGAGGTTATATGGAAGATTCTAATAATTAGAATTAATCTTTAGTCAGTAACTTTTGTTAGTTCAAAATAAATTCAGACACAAAAGGAGCAAAAGACGATGAAAAATAAAACAACTAAAAAAATTATTTGTGGGGGTTTGGCTACTGTTCTTTTATCTAGTTCATTGGTTTTACCAACAACATCTTTAGCATCTACATCTAAACAAAAGGTTCAAGATTATCAACAAGAGGAAACTTTTTCAGACTCACCTTTAACAGAATTAGACAATCTTATTGCAGAAAAATATATAACTTTTGACAGTCCACTGAAACAATATAAAGTAAATCCGTCTATTGGTAGTGAAATGACAACAGAAAAAATAGAGGCCGTTAACAAACAAGTGGCTGAGACAAATAATTTACTTACTTTAGCTACAAATGACTCAAGTACCAATGTTATAGCTGTGACTCCTGAAGGTAAAGAGACAGTAGTTAAAAGAGGTTTGTTAAAAGGAGCGGGAGTGAATAAAGTTACATACCATTGGAATTACGCACGTATAAGATTGTCAAAAAATACAGTAAGAACAATGGGCGTTGGCTTAAGTATAGCTGGGATCTGGTTGCCGTTGAAAGTAGTATCAAAAGTTTGTGCTTCTCTCGGTGTAGGTACAGGTTTTGTTAAGCACGGAATTTGGTTTGATTATAATTATTTTTCTAACCTACTTCTTACTGGCTATGGGTGGCAGTGA